CCGCCGCCGACGCCGTGCCGGTGTTGACCGTGGCCGAGGCGGCACCGCCGCCAGCGCCCGTGGACGCTCCGCCAGCAACACTACCCGCGCCACCGGCTTGGGAGGTATTCGTCGTAGCTACGCCGCCCCCGCCGCCACCGCCGCCAGCCGACTGGAACGAGCCACCGCCTGTAGCGCCCGCCGCAGCGCCAGTGGAGCTTGAGGAGCCGCCCGAGCCACCGCCAAGATAAGAGCCGTTGCCCGCAGTCGGAGTGGCGGCAGAGGTCGTGCTGCCCGCGCCAATAGCGGTCGCGTATTGAGTATTTGCCGCGCCCGCAAGCATGGCCCCTCCGCCCGCTACGCCGGTAACCGTAGTAGCCGAAGCGCCGACCGCTGTGCCGCCACCGCCACCGCCGCCAGCCGCGCCCGTCGCAGAGCCGGGGCCGCCGCCTCCGCCGCCGTAGCCGATAAGGTAGGTGCCGAAGGAGGAGGTGTTGCCGACCGTGCCAGCCGTGCCATTGCCGCTGGAGCCGCCTGCGCCGCCCGTTACCGCAGTCGCCACCGTGACCGATACAGTGGTGGACCCTGGCGTGCCCAAGTCCGTGGCCTTAACGTAGCCGGTTACGCGCCTAGCGCCGCCACCCGCACCACCGCCACTACGCACACTCGCCGCCGCGCCGCCACGACCGCCGCCGCCAGAGCCGCCGCCACCGGTAACCTCAATGTAGACCTCCTTGGCCGAAGCCGGGATCGTCCACGTACCGTTGGCCCCATAAACCGCCACTGAGGTCGCTATAGCGGAGGCCCCAGACACTAGGTAGAAGCCGTTGGCGTCGATAACGGACCAGCCACGGGTGTCGGTGAACTGGAGGGTAGAGCCTACGGCCAGCGTGATAGCGGAGCCGATCACATAGGTACTGGGACCGGAGCTATCTACAAGCTGTATCGTAACGCTAACGCTGCCCGTGTCCTTGTTAGCCACCGACAGGAAGTTGACCTTGCGCTGCGTGCTTGCAGCAGGCGCGCTCAGGATCGTAGCGGCAGTTATGCCGTTGGTGGTGGACACCTGAAGACCGGGCGTCGTGGTCGTAGTGGTGAAGTCCACCCAGTCCACAGTCACAGGGCAGTCGAGCGTCGTCTTAGCCGCGCTAAGGACGACTTGCAGGGTTTGGGTTGTTGAGGTCAGGAACATCTTACCAGCACCACACCCGAACTACGCCAGCGCCGCCCGCGCCACCTGCCGTGATCGTGCCATTACTATAAGCTCCAGAGCCGCCGCCGCCGGGAAAACCCCCGGCATTGCCAGCGACGGCACTAGCCGTGGTCGTTGAGCCCGCGCCGGTACCGCACCCTAGTACGTCTGTTAATCCGGCGCTGCCAGCCGGGACAGACGCCGTAGAACCCGCTCCGCCGCCCGCTCTACCTGTAGTGTCGGCAAATCCGCCACCGCCACCAGCGGAAAACCCAGAATACCCCCCAGTGGGAGCACCACCAAGACCGCCGCCAGCACCGCCACCTAAAAAACTACCACTGCCAGCACCACTTCCGCCAGCCGCGCCCCGATCATCCGCGCTAGCACCAGAAGCGGCGAGGAAGGCTGCGCCTCCGGTGGCACCGGAGCCCGCGCTAGTGCCACCACCACCCCCCCCTCCTGAGCCCGCGCCTGAGGTGGCACTAGCGCCCCCGCCGCCACCGTAGGCGTATAGATACGCACCGAAGGACGAGGCTCCGCCAGCAGTGCCGGGGTTATACGCGGCGGTGGCGGCTCCGCCGGGACCACCCGCACCAACCGTGATTGTCACTGTAGCAGGCAGCAGCCCCGCAGTGAGCAGGACGCGCGTGCGCTTGCCGCCGCCGCCGCCGCCGCCGGTGCCATTGCTGGGGCAGACAAAGTATCCGTTGCCTCCGCCGCCACCGCCGCCTACGCACTCAACAAGCGCGTAGCGGTAGCCACCGGGGTTGGTCCAAGTGCCGTTGGCCTTGAACTCCTGCACGTTGTTGGGGAGAGACAGCCGGGTAGCGCCGCCGATGATGACCGACCAGCCGCGCCGGTCTGTGTATTGCAGGGTCGCGCCAGCTACTACCGTCATGGCGCTCACCACGGGGTAAAGCGTGGCGTTGTCGTTGATCTGGATCGTGACGACCACCGAGGCGGTGTCCGCGTTGAACAGGCTGATGGCGTTGACCTTGCGCTGCGTGCTGGCCGCAGGAGCCGCAAGAATGTCGGTAGTGGTCACGCCGTTCGTATTGGTGGGCGTCATGCCCGGTGTCGTGGCCGAGGCGGAGTAGTCCACGTAGTCGATGACGATGGGACAATCGTTCGTGGCCTTGGCCCCGGCGAGGAAGACTTGCAGCTTCTGGGTCGTCGTTGTGAGGATCACAGGCGTAAACTCGTCACTCTGAGCATCAACGGGAGACTGCCACCAACAGCGGGGGTAGAGGTCCACGCGCCAGCGCCATCAGAAGTTAGCACGTTACCTGCGTCGCCGGGAGCCGTAATGCCTGTCCCACCGTAGCCCGCATCAAGCGTGCCCGACATGGACATGGTGCCGGTCGTGGTGACGGGGCTGCTGCTGAAACTGAAGCCCGTAGAGCCGCCGGACACGCCGACGCTGGTCACCGAGCCGCCAGAGCCGGTGGCGCTGATGGAGATGGTGCCGTTGCCGTTGGTGATGGTGACGCCGCTGCCCTGCGTCAGGGTCGCCTTGGCCAAGCCACCGCCGCTGGTGTTGCCGATCAGCAGTTGGCCGTCGGTGTAGCTGGTCTGGCCCGTGCCGCCGGAGGCTACAGCTAGCGTCCCCGCCAGGGTGACAGTGCCGCTGGTCGTGACGGGTCCACCGCTGAAGGTAAGGCCCGTCGAGCCGCCCGCCGCGTTGATGCTGGTTACGGAGCCGTCGCCTACGCCTGCGCCGATGGCGGTGCGTGCGCTGGCTTGGGTCGCGGCGGTGAACACGTCAATGCCGACGGACGTGCCGCCTAGGTTGATGAGCGCGCCGGGCGCATCGGTAGCACCCGTGCCGCCATCGGCGATAGCGATTGGGGTGGAGATGCCCGCCGTGTCGGCCTTAACGACGACAGACCCGTCGCAGTAGTAGATGCCCCGGCTATCGCGGGGTACGTCCACCGGAGCCATCTGGCCGTCAGTGCCTACCGACAGCGTGTAGGAGCCGCCCGTCGTGTTGTTGGCGACCCAGTACTGCTGCGTCGTGGGCGGCAGGATGACAGCGATGTCTCCCACAATCTCGCCAACGAAGGAGTAGGCGATGCGGTTCAGCTCCGAGCCAGCCAGAACGTAGTCGCCGGTGTCGCCCGCGAGGTCGATTGAGGTGTAGTCGAAGGCGAAGACCGCTTGCTGGCCGTAGCCGACGGTGAAGAAGTTTACGCCGTCCGTAATGATGGTGGCGCTGTCCTCGGGGCGCAGGACCAACTCCGCAAGGAGGTTGATATTGTCGCTGCCTTGCGCGGCGATGGTAAGGTTGCCCTCCCCGCCGTTGCGAACCGCGACGAACCAGTTGTTCCCGACACCGGAGGCGCTAGGCAGCGTCAGGGTGCCAAGGCCGCCCGACCACACGAAAGCGGCAGCGCGATTGCCCGCGCCCAGGGTGAAGTCGGTGTTGAAGACCGTGACGGGCTGCGACTGCGACAGGAGGCTGCCTTGGGCGATAATGCCGTAGCCCGCCAGTTGAGCAGCCTGGGCCTGCGCCGTCGCGGCCCCGGCTTGGAAGCTCTCCCACGAACCATCCTCCGCCGTGTTGTCGGTCAGATACAGGGTGTAGGTAAGGCCCGCGTCGATGGACAGAAGGGTCGCGCCCAAGAAGTCCTTGATCGTGATGGTATCGGGGCCGAGGTTCAGGAACTGGGTGACTTGACCAACGCCCGTCAGCGTGGCGTCGGGCATGAAGATTGAGTAGGTGTCGGTCGGCGTAACGTCGATTATCCGCGCGACAATGTTGTTGCCGGTCGCTGTTTCCAGCGGCCATTGCAGGATCACATCCTCGGTAAGGGCTAGCGCCAGATACGACACATCCGACGGGTAGATGGTGTTGCCACCGAAGACTTGCGTGAACGACACTTACGCCTCCTTCCGCACGGCGGAACGGTCGAGGATTTTGGCGAGGTCTTCGCCGTTGAGCATAGCCGCTGAGCGGTCGTACATCTGTTGCCACACCGGGATGCGCTCGTCGTTCTTCAGGAAGGGCGTAGCCTCCAGTAGCGAGGCGTATAGCAGCACCTGCGGCGCGTAATCGGTCAGCCAGTTGGTCTGGTTCTCGTCATCCAGCAGCACCGGCAGCTCGTAATAGAGCACCTCAAAGGGATAGGGGAGGTCCGGCGGAGGCAGGATCAGCCAGTTGGTGTAGTTGTAGTCGGCGTAAAACACCGGCTGCTCGTTCTCGCTCTCGTTGGGCCAATAGGTCCGGGCGTACTCGTAGTCGCGTGTAAACAGGAACTTGCGGACGTTGTAACTAGCCCCCGTGCCTATGTTGATCGACACCGTATCGCGCCAACGGTCGGGCTTCTGGTAGACGGACTGCCCGACGATCAGGGTGTCGGTGACGACGTTGATGAAGCCTTGGATTTTAAGTTCGCGGGCAATCCGACGTTCGGCCAAATTGATCAGGCGGGGGATTTGCTCATAGACAATCGCGTCGTCCGCGAGGGTAGCGCCGCGTTCGAGATAGCGACGCACATCCTGCTGGAGCGTCGTGAATGTCAGCGTCGTCGCCATACGGCACCTACTGGTGGGTTAGGGACGCCGCAACCTTACGCGAGGCTTCGACCGTCAAGCCTTTTGTATAACGCACTGGGGGCGGCCTGTCACGGCCACCCCTGCGGTGACCTTAGCGCATACCCTTGCGCAGGGTCATCGCCAGAACCGCCGTAAAAGCCATCTGGGCAGCCTGGATGGCGGTAGCGTCGCCTGTGGCATAGCTGGCTCCCGCCGTGGCAACAGCCAGAGCCGCCGTGATGTAGGTCTTCTTGCCGCGCAACATGCCGAACATGGTTATCTCCTATTGCGGAATGGGACCGCCGACCGGATAGGTCGCGCCCATGGGAGCTTGGGTGACGACAGCCGTCCCCGGCAGAACAGCCGCGCCAGCGATGTTTTCGTTGGCGGGGCCGTAGCACTTGGCGAGCTTGACGCTGCCAACGCGCTTGGGCTCTAGCTTACAGGAGAAGCTGAACATGTTACTCAGGCCGTTGTCCACGCCCGTAACAAACGTGCGGATGGTCGCCTTGTCGCTGCGCGACCAGTCCGGGGCCTGCGGGAACTTGTCCCGGTATTGATAGAGGCTCCACACCTGCCCCGGCCCCGGCTGATCGCAGGAGCCTTTCATGTTGCCGCCAGCCACGTCCGCGATAGCGGGGCCGTGCAGGATCGGGCAAACGGCGACCATCTCGGGGAACTGAGCCGTGCCACCGCTCTCGACGTTGACGGTGATCATCTTCCCGGTCGGCGTGCTGGACGAGGCGGCGCAAAGCGCGAACTCTTGGTGGCAGATTTGGTAGTTGCGGGCGTAGGCCGGGGCCGACAGGGCGAGCGCAAGAGCGGCAAAGATAGCGATACGGTTCATGGTGTTTTGCCCGCCTGTAGTTCGGCCAGCGTCAAGCCGCCCGTCCATTGGAAGTGCGCATATTCCTTAAAAGTCTTCCAACTGCCTGCCCATTCAAGCCCCTGTTCTACACCCAGATCGCCTACCTTCTGCCATAGCACGCCGTCTTCGCCCGACGTACCCCAGACAGGCTTGCCGTTGCGCAGTGGCACGACATCGTAAGCGAGGCGGTGGTTGTGCATCGACTGACCCGGCTTGGCCTTGGTGACGATCTTGCCGGGGGCGGTGCGGCCTTGGGCGTACAGCACAGCCTGCTCTTCGGGGCTGCGGTAGGTCGAGGTGACAATGAGGGTGATGCCCGCCGCTTCGCACGCCGCCATGTGCGCACGGCACTTGGCCTGTAGGGTCGGATGCAGGTCTTCGATCTTCCGGCTCACGCGATAAACTCCTCAAGGGTGAAGTGCTTACTTAGGTTCATTTTGCTTCATAGCCCTGCCGCCAAGGACGCCGACAAAAGCGCCTACAATGGTCTGGAACGCTGGTCCCAAGATTTTGAAAATCTCGGTGTTATCAACGATGTCGTTGAACAGCCCTGACAGAAGCACGAAAATCACAGAGGTCATGGTCAGCGATAGGGTGCCGATAACGACCAACAGGATGATGGTGTTCAGCCGCTCGTTCATCGGCGGGAAACCACGGTCCACGCTATCGCGGCTAGTCCTAGGATCAGCGCCCCGGCGGTGGAAAACAGGACCATCTCAATGCGTTTAAGCTGGGCATTGATAGCGGAATATCGTTCTACGCAAATCGCCTCGTGGATGCTGATCCGCGTTTCCACGTCATGCAACTCCGCCATCGCTCACGCCTTGCATCATACCCAGATTTGCCTTTAGCCGTTCGTTGTCGGGTTCGAACGCCAGCGCACATTCGGCGTGCTCCGTGGCCTTAGCCTTTAACCCAAGATGCCACGCCGCGATAGAGGCGAGGTCGTGGGGTTGTGCCTCCCACACCGCAGGGTCGCAGGTGTAGACTAACTCGCGGTCGGTGATCGCCAAAGCCGATATCGCCGCGCCGTAACACTCGGGCCACCGCTGCGTCATGTACGACAGCATGGCCACCTCGCACCAAGGCTCGCGGGTGTTCGGGGCCTCCGCCGTTGCCCTACGCGCCCAGTTCAGCGCCTCGGCGGTGTTGCCCAACGCCTGATATGACCGGGAGATAACGCGCATGGCGTAGCACCGCTCGCCGTCCCAAGTGGCCCCCGGCAGCGCCAGATAGCGTTTACACTCGGCGATGGCGTCGTGCCAACAGGCGTTGAAGCTCAGCTCGCGGGCATAATAGAAAGCGTTGCGGGGGTCTGTCGGGTCCTCCTCGATGGAGATACGCAGCAGGTCAAGGTACTGGCCCCGCGACTTAGCGGGGTCGGGCTTGTGGATAACGAGCAGCGTATCCGTGCGCGCCCAGCGTTCGATTATGCGGTCTGGCACCGGGTACTCGTGGCAGGGGTGGTGCCACTTGTAGCCGCTGCGACCATGGATTTTTTCGTAGTAGAAGACGATGCCGACGCCCCAGTCGAACTTGTATTTCAGCCGCGTCGTGCCGTAGGACCAGACGCGCTCGATCTCCTCGCGCCAGCCCGGTTGCAGCTCCTCGTCCAGATCGAGGCTGACGCAGATGTCGATGTCCTTGGGGACCAGCGCCAGAGCCGCGTTGCGGGCCAGATCAAAGCGCCACGGCGATATGTAGATTTCCGGCACGTAAGCGCCGTTGGCCTTGGCCAGCTCGACCGTGCGGTCTGTGCTTCCGGTGTCGGCAATCAAGATCAGGTCCGCGTCGAAGGCGGCGTTGCAGAAGCGGTTGACGAACGCCTCCTCGTTTTTGGAGATGGCGTAGACGCAGATTTTCGGCTTCCAAGCGTACTCCCGAAACAGCCTCGCAAACTCGCTGTCGGAGGTGCGAAGATAGTGGTCGTCAATATGGCGCAGATCGTCAGCCCAAATCGTCTCCCACATGTGGACGCAGTAGCCATAGCTGAAGCTGCCCTCTGGTGTCAGGATCGACTTGTCCTTCCATCCGAAGGGCAGGAAATCATCCGCACTGGTGAGCATGACGCCGGTGTCGTCCTCTTGGATCAGCTCCCACGGCAACACGACCGCGCCAAACGCCCACGTCTTGTTGACCTCAAAGGCGTCAAGCCAGCGCCGGATGAACGGGCTACCGGGCGCGGCCATGATGATGCCCGCGTTGATGGAGCGCGGGTTCTCGACGGTGTCGGGGCTCAGGATGCAGTCGCCCACATACGCGATGTCCACCGGCCTGATCAGCAGCATATCAGTGTCGAGGTAGATGCCGCCGTGCTCCAGCAGGATTTGCAGGCGCAGGACGTCCGACTGATACTGGACGTGGGTCAGAGCGTAGTCGTTGAAGGTAGTCGGCGGCTCGACACGCACCATCTCGACGTAGGGCCGGATGCGCTCCCAGTTGACGTTGCCGACCGGCTCCGCGTTGACGTGCAGGAGGACGCGAGCGCCCTCCTGCCGGGTGTGCGCGGCGCGCACTGCCAGATAGTTAATAAAGCTGAACTCACGCGAGTTCGGCCCCGTCAGCCACACAAAGTGGACGGTGTTGGGGATCAAGGTGTGCCTCTCCTTGTCAGGGTAGCGCCACCCTACGCCAACGCGCAGGGGTGTCCAGACGGGCCTAGAGGCGCAGGCTAACCAGCTTAAGGGTTGAAAACTGCGAAGCAGCGCCAGTTGGGCCCGTCGGGCCCGTAGGTCCAGTCGGACCCGCTACGCTGGATGCCGCGCCCGTCGGACCGGTAGGCCCTGTTGGGCCGCCCGTGCCTGCGGTGCCCGTGGGCCCAGTTGGACCTGTTGGCCCTGTGGCTCCGGTAACGCCGGTAGGCCCAGTCGGCCCTGTTGGTCCTGTGGCTCCGGTAACGCCCGTAGGCCCAGTCGGCCCTGTTGGCCCTGTGGCTCCGGTAACGCCCGTAGG